TATAGGTTTGTGTATCAGCATCAAATACTTCTACAATAGTATCTCTATCTGTTTGTAAAGTAGATTTCCATTCATTCCACATTGCAGCAGCAGGACTTGCTGCTCTCCAATCGTCCCACGATATGGGGCATGTCGTAGAAACAGCCGCGCCGCGGGCTGCACCTAATCCGTCAATAGGGCCATAACAGTTAGATCCTTCTTTAGTATAAGGGACACCCTGCATAAACACATGATGCACAAAATCTGCAACGTTAGTTTGTATTTCATAATCTGCATCATCGGTGGGGTTATCAACATCAGTTCCCTTGCCTCCAACACATTTATCTACTACTCTGTAAGCCATATTCTCTCCTATGTAAAGCTAAATGATGTAAATTTAAAAGTCATTGGAAATGATACATATTGCAATGTGCCTGGTGTTGAAGCAAATTCTATATCACCAATAAAAGTAGGAAACGCACTCTTATATGTAATTGTTCTTGCTAATACATTTCCACTTGTAAGTATTAATAAACTTATATCGTATTCTGTTTGATCTTTAGAGGTTGCAGCAATGCTAGTAGGTCTTTGTACATTTTTATATACTGTATCCTCTAACCATGTTTTCATCTCTTCATATATATGCATCTTCTCGTCTAGCATTACTAATAGATTAAGTTCAGTATAATCTATTTTATCGCCAGGGAATGCAGCATCTACACCACGAAACGGTTGTATAGCCGGTGCCAAGTTAATACTTGGATGGTTGACACTCTGAGCAAAGAATTCTAAGTTCGGAAATCTTACTCTGTTCACCACTAGTTTATAACCCGTAGGCTGTAGAAAACTAGGTGGCTGTAATGTTGATATTGTAGTTGCCATGAGACCTCTATATGATATAACCTATTTATACGTTTAAAAATGTAGAAATAAAAAAGGGGAGCAAAAAGCTCCCCTAGTTATTACCGAAGTAATGTGGCTTATGCCATTATGTTGTCAACTCTGAAGATACGGTAGTATTGGTTAGTTTTAACCGCTGCTAGACCGTTTGCAGGTGTTGCGCCAACGAATGGGTTTGATACCATGCCGTAACGAGTTTTGAACCCGATTTTTGGCTGGAAGTTATCTTCGCCAACCGCACGAACCATAGTTAATGGTACGTATGGGCAATAGAATAGACCAGCGTCATAAGGGTTAGTACCTTTGTAGCCAACGTTACAGTAATCAGTTCCTGAATACGGATCGATGTATACTTTAGTACGTCCATTAAGAACACCAGCAAATGTATTGCCTGTGTCATCAACGTTCAAGCTTGTTGACAATGCTGGAGAATAATCCAACATTCCAGAAGCGTGTAGAGCAGATGCTACGTCAGAAGAACAAACAATAAAGTTACCTTTACCACGTCTTGTTTCTTTAGCAATTACGTTAGATTCTCTTTCAATCTGAACGATTAAGCCTTTGAACTTCTCAACAGACCAACGACCATCAGCATCTGATGACATGTTGAAGATACCATTGATAGCAGTAGAAGATTGCAACGCACCAGTTTTAGCTTGGCTGTTGATTGTTCTAATTACTTCTCTGTTAACTTCAGCAAGAATCTCAGTAGATAAGATGTTCGCTAGTTCTGTTTCAGCATCTAGACCATGAATGGCTTTAAGATCCTGAGCAAGTTCTAAACTATATTCTGCTTTCAAAGCACGTGATTTTGCAGTCACAGTTGCTTTTTCAATGGTGAAACCCATTTCAGTGAAAGCAGATCCGCCTGTTACGCCAAGAGCTTCAGCATCGGCTGTTGACATACCGCCAGCAGTACCGCCTGTTACACGTTCGGAGTCTAGTGAAGAGTCACCAGATGCGTCACCTGCAGTAGCATCAATTCCAGATAGACCGGAAGGATTACTATTTTCAGTGATAGATGAGTCACCAGAACGAGCTGTTTCAGCTTCGTTGAATAGTGCTTCAGTTGATGATGTTGCACCAGCACCGTAACGTGATTTCATTGCAAAGATAAGTCCTGTTGGACCAGTCATTGGCTGAACACCACATAAGTCGTATGCCATCATATTAGGCATAGCACGACGTACTAGTGAGATTAATACTGGATCCCAGTTGGAAGCACTTGATGTAGCATTTCCTGGTGCGCCAGCATTCTCTGTCATGTAGTTTTGTTGGCTGCGCTCTTCGCGAAGAGCTTTTTCAGTGTTTTCTAAAACAACTGCAGTAACAGCGCGTTTGTGTGAGTCTTTAATGCCACCAGCTGATTCTTCATTAAGAACCGGGCTCCATTTTTCGACTAAACGATCGTAAGTTTCCATCTTTAGATTCTCCTATTAAGATGATTTTTTAAGTGCTTGAAGATATGAATCCATTACAGAAGAAACTTCTAAAGAATTGTCTGCAGTATCTTCTACAAGGTCATCAACTACTTCAGCTGATTTAACTTCTTTAGTGAAGTATGATTCTTTGATAGTTTTCACTTTCGCTGAGAAAGTTGCTTCATCAATGAAATCAAGGTCTTCGGCTAAAGCAGCCAGTTTTTCAACTTCAGTTTCAGCTAAGCCGTGAGCATGCTCACGAATAACTTCATAACGTTGGAACAATTCAAGCTCTTCAGTCATTTCGATATTTTTGCTGGTCTGTGAGTTTAGAGCAGTTTCAAGTTCTTCAACTTGTTCTGCAAGGTCGTCTACTAGGTCAACTTTAGACTCTGGAACTTCGACATAAGACTCTACGAATAGATCTTTAAGACCATTCATGAAGTTTTCTGCTATTTCCGCACGTAGACCAGATTGTATTGCAATCTGATTTTCGCTCATCCAATTTTCAACCACATAGTTAAGGTAGCTGTCGATTTTCTCGACAAGGTCCGATTTAGTGCTGGCAATTTCTTCTGCAAGCTCTTCTCCATAAGACTCTTCGATTCGTGCAATTTCTTCACTCAGCTTGCTTTTAACAGCAGCTTCGAAAATAGTTGCAGCTTTATCTTTGAATCCATCAGAAAGAGTTGCTTCTGATTCGACTAATGCGTCTAAGTCACCTGAGAAGTCGTACTCTGCTTCTTGTGTTTCCACAACAGATTCTCCTTCAAAAGTTTCATCATCCACATCATCTGACATATAGCCTTCATACCCTGCCATAAGCTTTGCTTTTGACATATTTTGCATTTTGGCCATAACAGATTGGATCATACCAGCCTTAGTTTTAGGCGGACTTGCTTTTTTTGTTATGTGAGCTGCAGCTGCAACTCCAGTAACAGAAGCTTGTTCCGCATCTTTAGGATTGTCTGACAGTGATGCTTCAGAAACGATTTCGTTCTCGTCAACATTTGCCATTTCATCCTGAGTGTTATCAGTCATGTTCTGACTCCTATATTTTATTTCATTAACGAGAGGAAATTCTTAAACTCACGAGTCTGTACCTCATAGAGATCAGATCGTGGAGCCTTCTTAATTTCGGTCTCCATTTTTTCAATTACTTGAGCTTCAATAATACCGTTATTCCAGATCCAGTCTACGCCTTCCATTATTCCATTAACAAAAGCTGCAGGCGCTGATGGATCTTGTACGATGTCTACCGTATTGAGAATAAAGTCGTCTTTGACGTACATTGCGCCATTACGTTGCTCTAAGCTACCCATACCACGTGTTGAAACACCTAGTTTGACACCACCTTCAAGCAGACCTTTTACAATCTGACCATTTGGAGTATCTAAGATAAGTGCTTTACCCATAACATTACTTCCCTCAAAGTTGAGTTCTGTAATCCTATGGGATACTTTATCCAAGTTAACAGTCGGCCCATCGGGATGATTTAACTCACCGACCGCTCTGTTCTTGGAAACTTGTTCACGGACGTATTTACCTACAGCTTTTTCCATAACTTGCTGTGGATATATTCGTCCGTTTCTATTTTTTGCATTAGCTTGTGCAAATACACCTTCAATAACGTGGTTCTTACCGCCGCCTTCTTTGGCTTCGGTAATGAACTCCACGTCTGAGTTTGTATATTCTGTTATAAGCTTCATTCTATTTCCTTAGCTATTATGTTACTGCATGACCATAAAGTGTCAATACAAACTGACCAGCATTATAAACGCCATCAGTAGCTGCAGTATCAGCTTCTACTAAGTAGAAGTAATCGTTCGCAGTAAGTGCTGGTGTAATATTTGACAATTCTTGTCCAGCAACCATTCCGCCAGTATTAAACAATTTAGCAGTTCCGCCAGCTCCATCATACGCAATAGTACCAGAAGCGTTTGTTGCAATATCAATATCTACAGTGGCTGAACCACTTGCAGCTGCTGCTAGTTCGAGACAAGCTAGTTCTGCTTTGTATACGATACCATTTGAACTTACTACATTTCTACCAATAAATGCGTTACCGCCTGCAGGTAAACCTATAACATCATTTGCAGCTCCACCTTTTCCACCAAGTGCAGTTAGGTCAAAATGAATTTTTGTTGTAATAACACCGTTTGATGTTGAACGTCTGGTAATAGGAGCAAAGCTTGTTGCGATTGCACCAGCACCATGCTCAGTTGCAACACTACCGTGTGTTGATGCACCAGTAGCGGTAAGAGTAGTTACAGTTGCAGCTGCTGCTGCACCAGATCCTAATATTCCGTCTAATGTACCAGTAAATCCAGTTGCTGTGATTTGATCAGTTGCAGTAATAGCATCTACAAACAAGTTAGCCCAACGAACACTGGTTGTACCAAGATCGTCAGTGCTGTCTGTGTCTGAAACAATGTTTGAACCACTTGTGATTCCGCCAGTTGCTACCTGTGTAGCTGTAGTTGTTAGTACGCCTGTAACTAAAGCAGTAG